ATATGAATTAACAACAATAGATCCAACACTATTAACCGCAATTAAAGTATCTTCTGTAGTAATATCCTTTGATAGATTTGTTACTACTATACCAGTATAGTTCTTGATTGCTCTTGGTTCTGCTGAATAAACAACTTCTCTTGTTGGAGAATCTGTAGTACCACCAGTAATATATCCAATAGTAGCCTTTTTGATGATATCTCTTGTTGCAGAAGAAACTGGACCAAAAAGATAGGTTTTTGCAGTAAATCTCAATGTGTATAAAAGAACTCTTCTTGTAGTGAAATTACCTTCATAATCGTCCTGCATTGTAATATTTTCAAGAATTACAGGAATATCTCTTTTTTCATTTATAATATCAACTAATTCAATTGTCATTGAATATGATGGTTGAAAAAATGGAAGTATTTGTTCGATAATTTGAAGAGCATCATCATTTAACTTGCACATGATGCTAAGTTCAAATTGCATATTATATGGGACTGGAAGATAAACTTTTTTAGTTTCAGTTCCATCAACTGCAGATTTTGCAATAAAAGTTTGGGTTGTTGTAGATTTTCTAGTTGCATCATAGGTTAAACCAGTGAATTCAAAAGACATTCTTGGTAATGTGATTTGAACAGGTTTATTTAAATCGGGAGATTGTTCTAATCTTGCAAGAAATTTTTGTGTAGGTCCATATGCAAGAGGTACTTTAATTACACTTTTTACATTACCAGAATTATCTGTATGTTTAATACTAATCTCATTAAATAAAGAACCAAAAGAAACTACTGTTCTTCTTAAAATTTCGTGATAGAAATATTCAAACATTTTTTTAAGTTCCGATATTATCGGTTAACCAAGTAATAACTAGTATTTATACTATGACATTCCGAATGGATTTGCATCACTAAAATCAATAATACTATCTGCTTCCTCCTCTATAGTTTCATTATCAGAATATCCATCCTTAACTGCAAAAACTTCAATAGATCTTAGTGTTCTGGAAGCACTTGATGCAGTTCCTACAAGTGTTTCTCCCGCAATAAATTCTCCCGATACTTTCGAAACTTCTAATACATTAGTTACAGAACTCCAAGATCTAACTCTTGCAGTTGTCCCACTTGTCGAACCAGTTATAATTTCGTTAAAAGTATAACTTCCAAGTGAAGAAAGTGATGGGTTTCCAATAGTAATAGATGGTGGTTGTGTATATCCAAGTCCTGCATTTATAATTCTAATTTGAGTAATTGATCCCGCAGAACTTACAACTGCTGTTGCAGCAGCTGAAACACTTGAAATTCCTGTAAATACAATTGATGGTGAATTTATATACCCTCCACCAGAATTTGTTACTGTAATAACTCCAACAACACCATCACCAATAGTTGATGTTGCAGTTGCTCCAGATCCATCTCCAAAAATTAACACTTTAGGAGCAATTGTATATCCCATTCCAGGATTGATGACTTCTATTGATTGTACTGATTTTGTTGCAGGATTTGCACTATCAGTACAAACAACAATTCCCCCAATTAATTTTGCTGATCCAATACCAGTTACTCCACCACCGGGTGCTGAGGATATTGCAACTCTTGGTGAATAAGTGTATCCACTTCCCCTATTCGTAACTGTGAAAAATCTGATTCCACCATTTACAACCGAAGTAACCGCTGAAGCAGTTATTCCAGTACCCACCATATTTAATTTTTGTATTATACCAACTTGTACTGCTCCTTCGCCATTACTACTTCCACTAATATTGTCGTCAATAAAATTGATTCCGGTATCGATAATTTCATCTTCGTATCTAAACAGTTCACATTTTAAAGTGTAAACATAATTTTTTTGAAGTTGGTAGAAAGGTTGTTCGTGCTCAACAAATTTAATCTCAAACAATCTATCACCTAATGGAAAATAAATTATATCCCCTTCTTTAGGTCTTGAAGATAATTTGATATTTGATTGATCTTTAATTAGTGGTGTTATATACTCTTCAAATCTTTCTTTTGAAATTATGATTGTTAACTCATTAAGTGCTTGAATACCAAATTTTGATAATATTGTTGTGTTATCTCCATACCCGTCAAAGTTTTCAACATATGCTTCAATTGGATATGCATTATCAAATGCAGATTCGATAACTTCTTTGATTATTGTTTTTTCTGTTAGATATTTTCTTGGAAGATAATAAACTTCAACTCCGTACATTCGTAGTTGTTCATTTATAAGATCTTGAATTAGACCTTGTTCTGATTTAGATCCCTGAAGAAAAAATGGGTTAAGCATAATTTAACCTATAAGGTCGTATGGTGGAAGTTCATAAGTATTAGACATTTTTTCCATTAGAACATCTATTTCTTTTTGTGCATCATCATACATTTGTCTTCCATTTAACTCAACTCCACCAGGAAGTTTAACCCCAGTAAATTTCATCATATTTTGTCCCCACTGACGTTTAATGAGTGAGGTTAAATATGGTTTTATAAAAGAATCATTATAAATTCTAGCATAATCATTTGGGTCTAATGTTGAATAGCAATCAATAATAAGATAATGATTTTCAGTAACTGATCCCCAATCAATATCGATATATAATCTATCTTGTCTTTTGTTAAAACGAATTTGTTTTTGTGTATTTAAAAGAAAATCTAAATCTTCTAAATATGTCTTAACCATTGCATAACTTAAAAGTTCTGTAGTTCCAAAGTAATAAATATCGTTTAAAAATAATTGATATTTAATACTAAACATACTATTAGTTGTAGTATTTGATCCATCAAAAGTAAAAATCTTATTCACACCTATAACATTTGGTGGAACTTGTAAATAATTGCTATTTTCTGTGTATGAAAAAGTTACTGCCGTTCCTACAATATTTGCTGTTGCGGTAGTAGTTACAATTCCTACTGGGGTATTACCTGATGTTCCTTTTCCTCTAGCAATATCATTTGCTGTGATTTTATATTTGAAAAAAGTTGGATAAACACCATCATAATGTCTTTCTTGAAAGAATTGAATTGCATCATCAACTAAGTCGTCAATTTGCTCATCGGCAACATTAATTTCAAGTACAGGAGCTCCAAGCTTCCTCTTGCAATAATCTATGAGTTCTTGTCTAGTTGATGGTTGCGCCATTTATTACTATTCCTTTAGAAATATTTATGGTTTTGATACTGACCATTCAGAAACAATCTCTTGTTGCTTTAAGTATAATTTAAAATAACACTTTGCAAGGTTTTTAAGATCTTCAATATTATCAATAGAATCTATTTGATTGCTGAACTTTACATATTCAAAACTTTTTGTTAAATTAGAAAGTTCTATAGAATCAGGATTCATTAATCAATCTCCTAAGTAAAAATTTAATTTCATCCAAATCTTCTTTCATATTGGTGATATCAGATTCGAGATTATTTACCTTCTCATTTTCTTTTAATTTAGAATCTCTTCTAGAAATATATTCATTATATTCAGACATATTAGTATTGATAATAGAATTTGTTTTAGAATCTCGAATCAGGTGATCGTGACCCTTTACTTTAATGTAATCCATATCAAGCGAGTGTAATTACTCTTAGGTTTCTTATTCTAGGCACATAAACTTGATTGGTTGATGTCAAAATAAGTTTAATTCTATATGATCTAAATGATGGCAATTGATCTGAAGTAAACACATACTTTTTATATTCAAGTTCTGGGGAAGTAAATCCAATAGAGTTTGTTGGTGATATAAATTTATCAGACAAACCACTACTATCCTCAAGGTTTATAACCTCACCTCTTGTATCAAGATTTGTATATCCAGGAAATGGAGTAAAGATAGGATCGAAGTTTGAATTTTCACTGATCGAATAGAATGCACGAATGTCCGAATATAGATTTATGTGTGCATCAAGGATGATCTTAATTGAAGAAGCAGGATTTTCTAAAGTAATCTCTTTTGAAATATATTGAAATGCTGATGGATCTTCATCAATCGTATCCACTCTTGCATCAGTCACATAATTTTGAATCACACTATTAACTCTATTTGAAGTTAATATTGTGCTCATTCTTTGAGTATCTAGAACAGGAGAAATTCTTGAATCAACAGTACCTAGAGTCAATCTCATATTCATTGATTTATTGCCAGGTAAATTTGCTAGTTTATTATCTTCATTTACCTTTGATGCAATAATTCTTGTATTGTCAAGGTAGTTGGGTGCATTAATAGTAATAGGTTCAAAACCAATATTAGTGAATGGAATTTCATTTCCACTTATACTTTGTCCAGTTATTGTTCTTACTTCAGCACTTAGAGAAGTACCATGCACAGTTAGATTTTGAACAAGTGGAGTAATAATTTCAAAGGGCATATTCTGAGTTGCTCTAATGTTATATCCACCCGTCGATTTTGTTTGATTCGAATAAAGAATTGGAAAACTAGTTCCAACACTTCTACCAATTCCAGAACTAGCAGAACTAGACATATCAAGTTTAATATGATAAGAATCGAAAGTGATGGGATCTGCAACAGTTACATCATTTAAGTCATGAGTTTTATTAATTCTCCTTAACGAAACTCCATTTAGTTCATACTTGTAAACAGG